GCGCTCAAAATATATCGCAAGAAGATCTTGCGTTGCCTTTCTTAAAAATTTTGGGCCAACTATCACCAGAAGTAAACAAGCGTGATGGTAAATATGTCGAGGGTGCAGAACCTGGCAAAATAATAAACACTGTAACTAATGAATTGTATGACACATTAAATGTTGTACCAGCTCATTACAAAAGACAGTACATTGAATGGCAAGACAGAGGTACCAGTACAGGTGCACCTGTAGCAATTCACGATGCAGATAGTGATATTGTAAGTCAGACGACTAGAGGTAAGGATTATAAAGACAGATTACCAAACGGTAATTATCTTGATAATACTGCTAGTCATTTTGTATTGACTCTTGGAGATAACCCACAAACAGCTTTAATTTCTATGAAGTCTACTCAACTTAAAGTTAGTAGAAAATGGAATTCAATGATGATGGGTATCAAGATGCAAGGTAAAAATGGTTTATTTACACCGCCTACTTATAGCCACATTTATAAACTATCAACCGTTCAGATGTCTAATGACAAAGGAACATGGTTTGGTTGGGATGTAGCTAAGGTTGGTCCTGTAACAGACAAAGCTGTATATGATATGGCTAAAGCTTTTGCAGAATCAGTGGGTAAAGGTGAAGTCCAAGCTAAGCACGGATCAGAAGAAACTACAAAAAGTTCTTCTAACTACTAACCAGTATCCTAGGTAGTGGGCGTCTAAGCGAGAGTGGCAACGCCCACTTTTATTTTGTATGATAGAAAGATTTATAAATATATTTGATGGATTAGACCGTGCACATGGTGTCACCGTAGTGGGTGAGTCTAATGGTGATGGTAACAAAGTTAAAGGTAAATCGTTTGTTAAACGAGAACCAGTCACAGATGAGTTGTGGCAAAAACATTTAGATGGTGTTGATAGTTTAGGTATTATACCAATCAATGACGACAACAAATGTAAGTGGGGATGTATCGACATAGATTCTTACGCAGAATTTGATCACAAAAAATTAATTAGTAAGATAAAACAATTCCAATTACCATTAGTAGTATGTAGATCAAAATCTGGTGGTGCTCATGTATTTTTATTTACAGAGGATTATGTATCAGCAGGTTTGATGCAAGATAAGTTAAATGAGATTAGGTCTGTATTGGGTTATGGTGGATCAGAAGTATTTCCTAAACAAAGAGAATTAAAATCAAAAGATGATACAGGAAACTTTTTAAATTTACCATACTTTAATTGTGGTCAGACAACAAGATATGCCTTTATGGAGGATGGCGAAGCTGCTACTGTAGATGCTTTTTTTGAACTCTATGAAAGAAATAAACAACAAGACATTAGCAAGATAGAAATTAAAAGACCAGAGACTCCTTATTCAGATGGACCACCATGTATTGAATTAATGGCAGAAAATAAAATTGGTGAAGGTGGTAGAAATAATGCATTGTTTCATTACGGTGTGTATGCAAAATCTAAATGGCCAGATAATTGGAAATCAAAAGTAATAGTGTTTAATGAAACTGCAATGGAACAGCCACTGTCAGATACAGAAGTAAACATAATTACAAAACAACATGATAAAAAAGAATGGGGTTACAAATGTAATGATCAACCTATGTGTAGTTTATGTGATAAAAAATTATGTAAGAAAAGAAAATTTGGTATAGGTCAAGAACCAGTGTTTCCAAATCTAACAGATTTACAAGTAGTTAACCTAGAAGAACCGTACTACTACATGAACGTTGATGGTGATAGACTTTACTTAGACTCAGCAAAACATTTAGCTAATCAAGTTTTATTCCAAGAAGAATGTATTAAACAATTAAGAATAAATCCACCTAGTGTTAAAACAGGTGATTGGAAAAAAATTACTAGTGCATTATTAACTAACGCAGAAATTACAGAACCTGCAGAAGGTACAAGTACTAAAGATATATTAAATAATTATTTAGAAGATTATTGTGTAAACAGAATACAGAAAGACGACTACGAAGATTTACGTAATGGTGGTACTTATACAAAAGATGGATTTCATCACTTTGTATTTGACAACTTCTTTAATAATTATTTATCTAGAAAACATTGGAGAGTTCCATATCAAAGAACATCGCAGATGTTAAAAGATGATCTAAACTGTACAACTAAACGTGTAGGTAAAACAAAACTATCTGTATTTGTTGTAGCTAGATTTGATAAGAAAACAGAAACATATAAACCAAAAACATTTAAAAAGGATAACTACTAATGAAACATGTAATATATGGACCACCAGGTACAGGTAAAACACATACATTGCTAGGACACATAGAAAAATTTTTAGCTAATACACCACCAGATAAGATTGGTTATTTTACATTTAGTAAGAATGCTGCACAAGAAGGTAAACAAAGAGCGGTAGATAAATTTAAACTATCCTATAATGATGTACCATATTTTCAAACTCTACATTCATTTTGTTTTAATCAACTTGGTGTAAATAAAAACCAGGTGATGCAACCAAAGCATTATAAAGAACTATCAGAAAAGATGCAAATAGAGTTGGAAGGTGCAAGACAAGATGAGGACTATGAAGGTATATTCTATTCTCCAGATCCATACATACAGTTAATAAACCTAGCAAGATCAAAAGAAATGGACCCAATAAAATTTTATCATTTGAATAACAATTATAAAATACAATTAAGTAAATTAGAAATTATAGTTGAAGAGTTGGAAAACTATAAAGAACAGAATGGTTTAATTGATTTTCCAGACATGTTGGATAAATTTATAACAAGTGGTGAGGCACCAAAGCTTAGAGTTATGTTTGTCGATGAGGCACAAGATTTAAGTTTAGTACAATGGAAATTGGTTAAGAAGATAGAGGAAAAGGCACAGGACTCATATATAGCAGGTGATGATGACCAAGCAATATACAGATGGAATGGTGCACATGTTAACACATTCATAAATTTGGAAGGTAAAAAAACTGTATTAGATAAATCACAAAGAGTTCCACAAAAACCTTTTGCACTAGCAAACAAGATAATTAAAAAAGTAAAAAACAGAGTGGACAAAGAATGGTTACCAAAAGAACAAGAGGGATCTGTTAGGTACTGCAGTAATCTTCATGAAGTAGATTTTTCAACAGGTAGATGGTTGGTATTGGCACAAGCTAATTACATGTTAGCAGGTATTGGAAACATATTAGATGAAAAAGAATTGTATTGGCAACGAAGACATGCGGTTCCAAAAGTAAAAAACATTTATGAAATTATTCAAAAATGGAATGATCTTAAAAAAGGTGTACCTCTACATTTTAATGATATTAAAAAAATTGTATCAAAAATGACTAAAAACAATTGGGATTTAAAATTATTCAAAACAATAATTAAAGATGGCTTTTATGACATAGATACATTGAAAGAAAAGTATGGTCTTAAAACAGAAGCTGAATGGGATGAAGCATTAGATGAAGTGGGAGATGAAGATATTTATAAGATAAAAAAATTAATTAGATCAGGAGAGAACTTAGATAAGAATCCTAGAATTAGTATTTCTACAATACATGGTGTTAAGGGTAATGAGAGAGAAAATGTAGTTGTAACAACAGACTTGGCTGGTGCAGCGTTTATAGATTATGAAAAAGATCCGGAAGATACACACAGATTATTTTATGTTGCATGCACAAGAACAGAAAAAAACTTATATATAATAGAACCACAAACAAAGAAAGCATACAATCTATGACAAATAAAAAAGATTGGGATGAAGCATTCCCACAAGACAAGCAGATAGGTGGGAGTCACTACAAAGACTTTCACATTCAACCTTGGACATTTATAAGAAAAAACGAACTCAATCCATTTCAAGCAAATGTAATTAAATATGTATGTAGATATTTAAACAAAAATGGTATAGAAGATATAAACAAGATCAAACACTATTGTGATTTAGAAATTGAACACATGAAAGATAAAAAAAAATAATGGAAGAGTATATAGACGTAGGTCTTATAACTGTAATTGTAATAGCAACATGTCTAATAAATTTATAATATGAAATTAGTATTTAAACCACAAACAGAATGGCTACCACCAGAATCTTTTCCTGACTTATCAAAGTATGATGAGATTGCAATTGACTTAGAGACAAAGGACCCAGGATTAAAATCTACAGGGTCTGGTTCTGTAATTGGTAATGGTGCAGTAGTTGGAATAGCAGTTGCTGTAGAAGGTTGGTCTGGATATTATCCTATCGCACACGAAGGTGGTGGTAACATGGATAAGAACATGGTCATAAAATGGTTTACCGAGGTAC